TTATTGCCGCCCATTTTTATTTACGACTGCCCTATAGGCGCGTACTGCCAAATTTTCGAATGCCTGACGAAAACTAACTCTATCTGGATTATAATAATCTTTGTCATGGAAAGGATGTTCGATGGTAGACTCTTCTACTTTTTCTTCAAGTTCAGTATACCCTACGGCTTCTACTTTTCCATTCGATTTTGCTACTCGCATCAATACCTGCGTATTATGGCTTGGCTTTAACCCCTGTCCCGTAGGGGCAAGACGTTTTTGATATAATTTTCGAGCATTTTCCTCCTCTAACAACTCAAGCACCTGCTCTTCTTCATCACTCGTATCGTCAACGTTAGGCCTATTGATTGTTATCTCCAACGTCGAAAGGCGGTAAATTTTCAATATACTTTCAATCGCTTCCAGATTTGACTCCACATGCACGTCTATGTAGTCAAAGTCGTCTTCAAAAATTTCTTGTTCGAATAAACGGGTGAAAAATTTCTGAGCCGTAGATGGCTTCATCTTGCTGTAATCAAACAATAATCGATGTTTTTTTGGGAAGAAAACAAAATAGATGCTTTCTTTGTGCGGCTTGAGGTCCTCGGAAACTGGCGGAATGTCGTTATCTTTGTCTATTTCCAATGTTTCTTTGTCGCGTTTATCATACCAAGGTGAATAAGGATCAATATTCAAGTAGCTGACAATCTCACCCCTTAAGCCATTCTTGGGGATATCAACATCAATCTCTTCTAACCAGCCGATTTCACCATAGGACTTATCCCGTATCTGCGCTGGGTGCGTCTGCTTCAAAGCTTTATAAAATAAATCGATATACCCTTGAGTTGAATGGGGTTGCGTGACAATATTAAGGACTCCTACTTCAACTTTCCTATCTTTGGCCACTTTTCCTCTCCTGTTTCAGACGGTTATCAAACAAAGAAGGCACGTAATATTGTGTTAAGCACTGGCTCAATATCAGAAGATAAAGGTGATTAAAAACCTCTCGGTCGAGAGGTTCTTCTTTTTAATCTGGCACGAAGGCGCGGCAAAAAAAGATGATTTGGCCGATGAGGTGCAGATCTTTCACGTCAGCCTCGAAAGGATCGTATTCCTGGCGGTTGTCGGAGATGATTTGGATTCTGCCGCCAGTGCGAAAGGCGATGCGCTTGACCATGATGGTTGAATTGAATCGCAGCGCGTAGAGCAGCCCCTCTTTTATAGACACACGCCCGGTGTCTATCATCACGGTGTCGCCATCCTGAATGGTTGGGTGCATCGAATCCCCCTGAACACGCATAAGCACCAAATTCTTGGCGCTTGAAGCCACCCTGCTCAACCAATTCTTCCTGAAGGCATAATAGCCTTCCATTTCTTCAGAAAGCACAAAACAACCGCCACCTGCGGACAATTGCGCCTCGGCCAAAGGCACGTAATCGAACATCTCTGGGTCTGGATTTTGCCACCTGGGGATGGATATTCGACCAGATGCGTCCACGGTGCATGGTTGCGGCGGCTCTATGCGCTCAACCTCTTTGCAGGCCGGCCGATCCAGCACCTTTTCTGGCCGCATCTGGCCCTTGCCATCAATTATCCAGTCGGTGCTTCCGCCGAATTCAGACGCGATTTTGTAAGCCCAATCTGCAGGGAAGCTGTCGCGCGTTCTTGCTCCAGAAACCGATTGGCCTTTGATGCCAAGAAAATCTGCAAGTTGCTTCTTTCTTGACCACCCAGTCAGCTTCGAAACCCTTGCCCACGAAGCATCAAACTTTCCAAAATCGTTTACAGCTTGCGTCATAGTTCTCCCCGGAAAAGTATGACCGAAGTGTGACGCGAAATTATCGCGTCACACTTCTAATATAATATCGATAAATCAGTAATTTATTTACTTTTTCACCTTGTCTCCACTTTTCGAGAAGTGTGACGCGAAAAATAAGCTTGCGATTTACAAAAAACTCGCTTAATACTTACTCAACGCTTCCCGCAAAATGGGGAGGCAAGTTGATAGTAACACGGCATTGAAGGTTCCTTCAATGTCCGACTCAAAATTTAATCAGACGGTGGAGGCTGGGTATGGCGGACGGTGGAAAAATGGATCCAAAGCGTGGGGCAATGGCGGCCTACACTGAATTGGTGCGAAAAGGAAAATACAGGGCTGGTTGGCTGGTGCTAAGGCTGTTGCAAAAAGGAAGGGTGACTCTTGGTTTATCAGATGCAGAGCATGACGCCGAATCTGCTTTGGAACGGAATGGGTTGCGCGGTTGCTGTGGCCGTAACGGTAATTATTCAAGGTTTGGTCTGGGGGCTCAATGAGCAAGACAATGGTGAATGAGAGAACACTTAATCCCATGACGAAGGGACGGATTGAGCTGGAGATGAGGGATAGCACGGTTTTGGGCATGGCGGGCGGTGAAAAACAAAAGGTTGAACTGGTTACCACCACGGATCCGTGGTTGGCCCAAGTGCTCGGCGAAATTCCACAAGTAGACCTGTCCAAATTACTGCCAAACTTTCCCGGCTATAGATGCCCCCCGGCTGCTTGCTTGATTTATGTTCAAGAAACTGGAGCAGGGTATTCGAAGTATATACCAATAATTGCCTTGTTTCGGGCGAACACCCGATCAGAATCTCTTCAGGCGGCCGCTCAGCTTCTATCCATAAAATGGTCGCTAGAAGGACTTCCGCCAAGGTTTCTCGGAGAGAAAGATCGTTATCAAATCGTTCCAGCAGGCTCCGGCGACACGGTTGCCACTCTTCCTTCCTCAGAGCAAGGCAAGCAATGTCACGAATGTAATGCCCGCGAACAACGAGGTCTTCGTAGCTTATTGGGTAAGGCAGCTTTGGCAGTGAGATCATAAGGACCTCCTTGTGTGAAATGGTTCAACGGTTGTGGTGGCTTGACAGCCAGAGTAGCACAAGGGGGATTTTTTACAATGGCAAAGGGTTGTTTTTATGAGTGAGTTGAGGATTGCCGACATTGTTTGGCGGTGGGGAAATGCCGCCAAACAGGGCAAAAAATCACTAAGAATTGAGCTGTATCGCGCTGAGCAATGGCGGTTCAACTGGAAACCGCATCGCAGGACCATGCATCCACACCCACCACTGGGCACCCGAGAATACTGGCGGCAGTATTACCGGCTGCGTGTTGATGGGCGGTGGCAAGGGAAGACGGGCTACAAGTACAGCTTTTACACGCTGGAGCAGGCCGTGCAACTGGCCGAACGGCTCTATGAGGAGCGCACCTGATGGCAACCCAGCTTGGCCTTTTCAGCACCGCACCGACGCTCAATGTGTTGCGCGATCTGAAGAACGCCATGGCCAATGCGGCCAAGGCTACCGGGTTATCACGCGAAGAGCTTTGCGACCGAATCAATCAAATGGCAGACCGTTACGGTGTGCGGCTGGTGAAGGGCACCGGCCCGAACCTGACCCTAGACACCCTAGAGAAGTGGCTGAACCCTGAGGACAAGGAGCGGGTGATTCCCGCCAAGGGTCTGCCGGTATTTTGCGCTGCCGTGAACAGCATCGAACCGATGCAGGTGATGGTGGAGCCACTGGGTTGGCGGATAATTGACGAGAAACAGGCCAAGCTGCTGCAACTTGCTGAACTTGACCAGGAAGTGAAGCAGAAGCAGGCCATCATGAAGAAATTAAAGTCAGAAATATAAGGAAAATAATGGAAATTTCGACCGAAGACAAGCCGTTGTCGCCCGTTGAGATCAGCCGTCTCGGCGAGCTTGAAACTGTTATCCGTGAGAATCTTAAAGCTTGGTATGCGGTTGGAACGGCGATGATTGAGATCCGCGAGAGCCGTCTCTATCGCAACGATGTGGGCCGGACCTGGGAAGGATACTGCCGAGAGATCTTCGATATGTCGCATCAGCATGCTGATCGGCAGATCGCGGCGGCCAAGGTGATCGAGAATCTGACACCAATTGGTGTCAAAGAGGATGGTTCTGTGGACTGGGAGTTGCTGCCGGCAAACGAGGCCCAGGCCCGCGAACTTTCCCGGCTTGACCCTGAAGAGCAAGTACAGGTGTGGGGGCAGTTGGTTGACAGTAAGCGGATGCTTGGAGACGCCAGTGTGCAAGCCAAGGTGACCGCTAAAGCTGTTAAAAATGCAGTGAAAGCGCTCAAGGGTGGATCTTCTACATCTGGTGGGGGAAGGGTTGCTGATGGACTGAGAAAAGCGCTGAACGAACGGAAAAGAAGTGATCAGCGCCGGAAGTCCGATGCCTTTACAGCCGCCTGGGAAGCCCTTTTGGAGCAGGTGGAAGAAGAACAGCGTTCCGGATGGAAAGCAACGGCCCGCGAGGTGGTGTTTGACCACCTGGTAGAGCTGGCGGAGATAGTCGGCGATTGCGGGAACCAAACCATGCGCGACAAAAAGATCACGTTCCGCCGGCAAAACATAGAGAAGCTGGTTGCGGCAGGTTGGTCGGTATTGCGGAAGGGATCCGCAACCACCATTGAACAACTGGGTGAAAACGACACCTGGCTGCTCTATGGCGAGTATGAGACGGAAGCCCTGCGCAATGAGGCTTTGGAAGACGCGTTGCTGGAGAGCAATTCCATCCAGGCATGAGGGGCACGAGCACATTGAAGCGCAATAAGGTCGAGATCGAGGTGTGGATGAAGCGCAACGGGTTGCGGGCCGTAGATATTCAACGCGCTCTCCAATTCCGATCAAGCAAGACCGTGTGGGATACGCTTTCCGGGCACGAAAATAATCGAAAGGTCCTTCATTGGCTGATTTCCAATGGTTGCCCGGAAAAACACCTTGATCTGCCCAACGACATGATGAGGGCCGCATGAAACGGTGGTTCACCGCTCCTGAATTGGCAGGAGTGACAGGGATGCCAATGTCTCCAAGCGCCGTTGTCCGCCGCGCCAAGCGAGAAAAATGGCTCGCAAAATGGCACACAGGCCAAGGCGGAGGCAAGGAGTACAACCTCACCTCTTTGCCGGCGGAGACTCAGGCGGCGTTGCATTATCAGCATGCGCCAGTCCCTGCAATCAGCAAAGACAAGGAGCTGATCGTCCGCGAGAAGGTGGACACGAAATTGACCGACCTGAAGGAATGGCAACGCACCATTTTCCACGCCCGGCTGGCGCTGTACCGCGAGTTTGAGCAGTTGCAGAAGATCCACGGCACCAACCGGGCCATTGAGGCGTTGGTGAACATGGCCAAGAACAACGCCTTGCCGGAAAACCTGATGGAATGCGTGTCCCAGGCCAATGCCCGTAAAGGGGAATCTCGAACGATCTCCCGGTCCCTGGTGTTGAGCTGGAATCGGGCGGTAAAACGCTACGGAATTAGCGCTTTGGCCCCGAAGGCCATGGAAAAAGACGTGGTTCCGGAATGGGCCGGGTTTTTCGTGAAATGCTTCAACGTTCCCATGGGTCCAACCATCCCCGAGGCTATGGAGCAGATGGCAAAGATTCTACCGGCCGGAATGCGAATGCCCAGCTATCACCAGGTGTTGCGGTGGAACAACAAGCGCTCCGAGCTGGACCAGGCCAAGGGGCGGCTCACCGGGTCTGCATTTCGGGCCAAGAAGGGGCACATTAAGCGTGACGTCAGCGGCTACCGACCGTTTGCCATCGGCCAGTGCGATGGCCACAGCTTCAAGGCCTACGTGGCGCATCCAGTACATGGTCGACCGTTTCATCCTGAGGTGTGCGGAGTGATCGACATGGCAACCAGGATGTGCATGGGATGGTCGGCAGGGCTCGCTGAGTCGGCGTTGACGGTTGCCTCTGCATTCCGCCACGCGGCCACGGTGAACGATGAGAAGCGATACGGAGGGGTTTTCGAGGTTGCCTATACCGACGGCGGCGCAGGCAACACCGCAAAAATCAATATTGACGACACCACAGGCCTGTTCGCCCGGATTGGAACCATGTTCCAGAAAGGCCGTCCAGGAAACCCTGAAGGGCGCGGCCTGATCGAGGTATCGAACAAAACCTTATGGATCCGGGCAGCAAAGCAGTTGATCACCTGCACCGCATCCACCATGGACAAGGGCGCCAAACGCAACATGTACATCGCCTTGCAAAAGGACATGCGCGACCAGGGCAAGAGCGATTTGCTGATCAGTTGGCGCGATTTCCTGCACCATTGTCAGGAGTCGGTGGATGACTACAACATGCGTCCGCACTCCGGATTGCCAAAGATCAAGGATCCTGAAACGGGATTGAGGCGCCACATGTGCCCAGCGGAATGCTTTGCCTGGCACATTGCCGATGGATGGGATCCGACGGCGTGCCAACTGTCCGAGGCGGAGGTGGAGATTCTGTGGTTGCCGCGAGAGACGCGCAAGGTTGTCAAGGCCACGGTGCAGCTGGGGAACAACCACTATTTCAACCGTGATTTGGAGCATTACGACGGCCGTGATGTGCAGGTGGCGTATTTTCCCACCGATGCCGGCAAGGTGCAGGTGTGGGACCATGAGGGCCGGTTGATCTGCTATGCACTGTACGAGAAAAACCTGGTCGACTTCTTCCCCAAGGCCATGATGGAAAAGGCCGCCGATCAGCGGGCAAAACGGCGAGCAGACATCAAGAAGCTCGGATTGCAAGAGATTTACGATGAACAGCGCGGGGTAATCGAGATTATTTCGCAACCCAAGCCAGCGGCGCCCATCATATCGCTGCAGGAAAAGAAAGAAGAGCGGGAGAAGGTGGCCACGGCCAAGCGGCAGCTTGTCGAGAAGATGCAACAGGAGCCAGAGTTTGAGATCCCGCACGATGATCGCGGCAAGTATCGGCTCTGGCAGGCGCTGGATGCACAAATGACGCGCGGTGAAGCGCTGGAAGAAAAGGCCATGCGGTTTTATGAGGCGTACCGGCAGACCACCAGTTTCCGGGCGTTCCGGAAGATTGAGGAACAGCTGAGCGTGCGCGAGGCATAAAAAAAGAGCCGTGCTCGCAACACGGCTCAAGTCGGGCAATGATATGCCCTTTAGGAGAAGAGGATGAAAGGAGGTTACACGCGATGAGCAAAAAAAGCAACGGCGGGATGAATCTGACGACCGCTCCGTTGGCCAATGTCAGCCTGTGCGACATGGCCTTGACCAGGGCCATGGAACGGCCACGGCACTTGCCGGGAATGATTTGCTTCTATGGCCCATCCGGCTGGGGAAAGTCGACTGCGGCGACCTATGTCGGGCTGACGAACCGGGCCTATTACATCCAGTGCCAGGACAGCTGGACCAAAAAGGCGATTTTGGTCAACATTCTCCTCGACATGGGGATCGAACCCCAGCACAGCATGTGGGAGATGACCGCCCAGGTGTGCCAGCAGCTGGCGAAGAGCGGCCGGCCGTTGATCATCGACGAACTGGACAAGCTGGTGGAGAAAAAGGCAGTCGAGCTGATTCGCGATATTTACGAAGGTTCGCGCGGTGTGATCCTGCTGATCGGCGAAGAGGGATTGCCGGGCAAGCTCACCCGGTGGGAGCGCTTTCATGGGCGGATCCTTGACTGGGTGCAGGCCCAGCCGGCGGATATCGAGGACGCGAAGCACCTAAAGCGCCTCTATCACCCGAGTCTCGAGATCGAGGACGTCCTGCTGGAGAAGATTGTCGTTGTCGGTAAGGGATCGATCCGCAGGATCTGCGTCAATTTGGCGAGGGTGGAAGAATTTGCCAAGGAACTCGGCCTGGAGGTAGTGTCGGCCAAGGATTGGGGCGCGAAAGAGTTTTTTACCGGCGAGGCCCCGGCACGGAGGAACAATGTCCTGTAAGCCGATGCATAAACGGTCCAACCTGGAATCGCGACAGGCGGTGTGGGACGCGATCCGGCGAATGGGAACATTTACGGTGCGCGAATTGCGCGATGAAACGCTGCTCGGAATAGATTCCGTGCGGGATTATGTCGCTGGCCTGCACGCCGCTCAATTCATTGATCGGGTGCTAACTGGAGGCCCTGTAACATATTCGCTTATCAAAGATATCGGCCAGGACGCCCCCAGGGTGCGCAAGGACGGAACCCCGGTTACCCAGGGGCAGGGTCGAGAAAACATGTGGCAGGCCATGCGCATGATGCGCGCCTTTACTGCAAAGGAATTGGCCATCCACGCCCGGACTCCAGGATGCCATGTTGAGGAGTCAACTGCTGAAGATTACTCCCGGCACCTCTGGCATGCGGGATACCTCAGGCGTGAGCCCGACGGAAGCTATCTGATGCTGCCCACCGCCTACACCGGACCGAGAGCGCCGATGATCCAGCGCACCAAGGTGGTGTGGGATCCGAATCAAAACAAAATCCGCTGGCGCAGCGGTGACTTGGAGGTGGGCTGTGACGAATGATGACCGGTTGGCTCTGCTGCGAGAAGCGGTGGAGAGTTTGGGCAACCAGGCCAAGGTTGGTCGACGGTTGGGATACAGCTCCGCCACGGTGTCGCAGGTTTTAAGCGGAGGGTATGGCGGGCAAATAGACACCTTTTTAATCCGGGTTGAAGAGGTGTTTGGAAAGTCAAAAATCGAATGTCCGGTGCTGGGCGACCTCATGCTTCCGGAGTGCGTTGAAGAACGACGCAAGCCATTCACGACAGCCAATCCGCACCGGGTGCGGATGTTTCAGGAGTGTCGGATGTGCGCCCACAACACGGATCCGAAGGAAGAAGATTAACCAGTCAAGGGAGGGGATATGCTGAGAAAAGTGTGGATACCGGAAGGATTGTACAAGGCGATCCCCAGATCAGCCTTGTGTGTAGGTGTGGCTGGGGTGGTTTTGTTGCCGGCCAGCGTAATTTGGACGCCGATCACGATCTTCACCATGGGATACGGCGCTTGCGTGTTGGCCGCGCGGGCCTGTGCTTGAAAGAGGAATGGCCGATGAATGCGGACACATTCACCGGCCGTACAAACGAAGCGTAACGGAAATTGGCTTCTGTTTCAGGGTACACCCTGAGGCTGCTGGCCGCAACACAACAAAGGAGATCATGATGGGCGCCAGTGAAATCATTGAAATACAAAAACAGATTGAGGAAATCACCGCCGTTATGGCGGCGCTGATGGTCAGCACACGGTTTATGTCGCGGTGCGATACGGTGGTGCAGGCCAAGCTCACCCACGTTTGGGACGTTACCCAGGATCTGCAGCGCAGAGCTGCACATCCAGCGATTGTGCAAGGATTGTGCTGCGATGCGCTTGATCAGGTGGCTCGGGTGTTTGACCTGATCACGGAGTGCGAGGGCGTGCCGAATTCGCAACAGCTTGCAAGCATTGGATTCGCCGGTGAATTAATGGCGGAAAAGATCAAGATTTATCAACAAATGTCCCGCCACGCAGCGCAAGCAAGGGCGATTGCCGAAGCGGACGCAAAGGAGCCGGCATGACGATGGAAGGATACAAGCAAAACTCGCTGGGGCACTTAGTCCCGATTGAGCAAATTGAAGAGGTTGACCTGTTGCGGGATGATTTCGTGCTGAAATCAGCGGCTGCAGCAAAGGAAGTGGGCGCTGCATTGGCTGCTTTCAAAGACCAGTTGGCCGGAGACATGGATGCATTCCTCGATCTGAGCGCCGAAAAATACGGCGTGAAGATGGGTGGGGCCAAGGGAAACATTCAGCTGTCGAGCTTTGACGGTAAATTCAAGATTACCCGGGAGATTGCCGAGCGCATAGAGTTTGACGAGCGCTTGCAGGCCGCCAAGGCTTTGGTCGATGAGTGCTTGCGGGAGTGGACCAAGTTTTCGGCGTCCGAGGTACGGGCGCTGATTGATGATGCCTTCCAGGTCGACAAAAAAGGGAAGATCAATACTCGCAGGATACTGGGGCTACGCAAGCTGAAGATTGAGCATCCCACCTGGAAAAAGGCGATGGATGCCATTGGCGATGCCATCACTATCACTGGATCTTGTGTGTATCACCGGTTTTACGAGCGGGATGATCAAGGAAAGTTTCAACAGATCAATCTCGATTTCGCTGCAATGTAATCATCCACCAAAAAGGAGAATATTATGTCGATTATCGCTTGTTTAAATCGTGTACTTGGACGCAATGGCCGAAAAATTAAGGGAAACACCATTGATGTTTTAAAGACCCGCCCAATCCGAAAGTACAAAGTCCCGGATGGATTGAAAGCGCGCGTGCTGGAACTGAGAGATAAGACGGAAGTTGCTGGATCTCGGCATCGGGCACACGAGGCTTTATGGTTTTTACTCAGCGAACGTTGTCCGGAAGTACAAAAAGGACAGTGGATATTGGCTGCAAAAGGTTCGGATGTGTTTGTCGTCGAGGTTCTGGCATGAGACACATTGCCACCGCATCTATCACCTTGCCTGTGGTTGCCACCTTTTACGACGACGGCGTACATCCCCTGGAGGAACAAGCAGCCGAGGCGCTGAAGGTCGAAGCTATCGGTGAGTACTGCTTGAAATGGGATGATGAGCACCAGCTCGTCAACATGGAGACGACTCCCGCAAGGGATTGATTAAAGCGAAATCCCAGCCAGCGGTGGGGCCTGCATGGTGCAGGTTCGCCACGTTGACAACGCTGGCGGGGATCGTCCGGAGTGGCGGGCCGGGCCTGATGAGCAGCCAAGGGAGAGGTGCAATGATAGATCCAGGATCAAAGGTAACTTTTGTTCGCACGAAAAAGTCGGGTTCATCCTTTAAAATGACCGTTTACGAAGGGAAGATGATCGAATACGGGACCATGTTTTGCCGCATTGGCCTCAAAAATGGTCGAGTTGGCTGGGTTCAAACTGATTGCGTTAGAAAAATTGGCGATCCGAACGCACTTACCGAAGCTGTACTCGAAGGACTTGGGGTCTCCTGATGGTGTGCCTTGCGGTCACTGGCAGGCATGGAGAAATCTGTGAAAGAAATACAAATTCCTGAACAACCGGAGGCAGACAGCAAGTTCTACCCTTGAGAAATAACCCAAGCGAAATCCCTGCCTCGGCGGGGATCGTCCGGAGTGGCGGGCCGGGCCTGATGAGCAGCCAAAGGAGAAGAGGATGAAAATTCAGACAGAAAAAATCACCTGGATGTCAGTCGAGGATGGAAACCGACCCGATGTTGACACGACAGTGTTGATCTACACTGAGGAAGGTGACTTGTCATTTGGATCATGGGATGACGAGCACAATACGTGGTGGGATTACGATGGAGAACCGGTTGAGGCCGTGTACTGGGCTATTATCAGCGGACCAGAAGAATCATGAAGCGTAACAAGAATCCAAACATCAGCGTCATGATCTACGATGGCGATTTCTCGCTGATCTATGACTGTGCCGGAGAGCTTTCTTGCAAGTTTACGCTTTGCGAGGTCATGCCCCCAAACGAAGGAAGTACGTGTTGCTTCCGCGAGCATGGGTCGTGCATGTGCTTAGCTGCACAAATAGCGGCAATAGAAGCGCTGCGCCGTAAACTGCATGGCGCCTTGAAACAATTAGAGGATGAAGCATGATTCACCAACTGAAAATTGAATCAAGATTTTACAACGATATCGAGACGGGCGGAAAACGCTTCGAGGTGCGGCATGATGATCGAGGATATCAGGTTAGCGACGTCCTGGCCATGTCAGAGATCACCAACGGCGGCGTGCCGACAGGAAAAATGGTCTACGTGCTGGTGACTTATATCCACCGCAACGACATCGTCTACACCTGGCTACGCGAGGGATACATTATCATGGGGTTTGACATTATCAGGTGGATCCATGCCAACCAACGGTAAATGCGTGCGCTGCGGGTACCGGGCTCCGGTGTCCAGCTTTATCGAGGCGTCGGGTGATGGTGAAATCCTGGCGGAGTACATCAAGCTTCCCCAGGTGGTGCAGCAGCCATTTTACAAGTACCTGTCGCTCTTTCGCCCGTCGTCAGGATGTGCCTGCCAGCAATCAAAAATCATCCGACTGACGCGAGAGATGGTTGCTTTGGTGGCTTCCGGCTACGTGGCGCATACCAAGAAAGGGCGGGTTGATCGCCCTTGCCTGCCGCAGACATGGGCACAAGGCATGGATCGGATGATCGAGCAGGCCGCCACTCTGGACCTGCCCATGGACAATCACAACTACCTGCGGGCCGTTGTCTGGCAGATCGCCGACCAGGCCGATGCCGGACGCGAGCAACTGCAGCGGCGATCAGAAACCGACGGCAGCGCCAGGGCAAACCGGATGACTCCGCTGGATCCGCCGGTTGTCGAGGAGCTGTCGCAGCTGGAGCGCCAGTATCTAGCCCGCCATGGGTCGTTGCCGGGGATGGAAGGTGATGCCGCGGCGCCTGGGCTGAACGTATTGGCGGATGCCTGGAAGAAGCGAGATGGGCAAGGAGGGAGTGATTGATGGTAAAGGCTATCAAGACATCAGATGATTGGGGTTTAATCGAAAAACAACTCAGAACTTATGGAAGTGTAAAACTGCATTGCGATGACGATGAAGTTGAACTCCTTGTGTCTCCAACCAGAAAAAATTGGCTGCAACTCGTAATCATTGTTCTTGTTAACGGTAAGATCAACATGAGTGAACCGGAAAACCGTTACAGCATGCCGAGGAGTAGGTTTGTTTATACAGAAAAATCAAGGAAAGCTGCGGAAAAGTTAAGCAAACAGCACCTGAAGCGACTCGGTATCGATCCATCAAAAAAAGTAATATTACACGATCCGAGATGGAATAGTTTCATGTCAATGAAACAGCATTTCACAAAGACGTGCGGAAAAATATTTTGGGAGTATCAAGATGCCGCCAAGTAAAGCCGATCTCGCAAAAATCCACATTGCCAAAAAGGAACTGTGCCTCACCGACGAGGTGTATCGGGACATCCTCCGCGCCCGGTTCGGCAAGGGCAAGGATTCCGCCGCCAAGCTGACACCGGGCCAGGCGTTTTCCCTGCTCTCCCATTTTCAGAAGCTGGGGTGGAAGCCAAAAAGCGCGCAGAAGCTGCCAGGAATGGAGATCCCAGCCGACGGACAAAGCAAAAAGATCCAGGCGCTGTGGATCAATCTGCATCAGGCTGGCGTGGTCAAAGATGGATCGGATAGAGCCTTGCTGAAATTCGTCAAGAGAATGACCAAGCGCGGCACGTTTCCCGGAAAAGACCATCTTCGGTTCTGCGATGGCCAGGACAAGCACATCATTATCGAGGCCCTGAAGGATTGGGCCAAGAGGGAACATGTACCCCTATCGTAGAGTGAAAGTTGAGCAATTGCCGGCGGAGTATCGTCCGGAAATCGACGCCCTGCCCGGTGATCTGCGGCTAATCGCGCGCGCGGTGGAGGAAGAACTGCCAGGATTCGGCGTGCTGGCCGCGCTCGCCATCGGCAACACCATGCCAGGAGCCAAGCTGCATGTGCACAATGTGCGTAAGATCATGGCCGCTTTCTGGGAAGACCAGCTCCGCGCCGAGTATGACGCCGGCGGCGTAACCGCGCAAGAACTGGCGCTCAAATACGGCATTGGCCAGCGGCATGCTGAAAAGATCTTGGCCAGTGTCAGCCAGGAAAAGTTGCAAAGTAAGCAAATGTCGCTATTCTAGCCCAGCGTGTTTCTGTTTTCAGACATAAATTGAGGCGACCGTAACATTGATTATCAAGATGAAAATGAAAGGAGATGAGGCATGGCGATTGAGCAAAAAGGAGGATATTGCAAGAACTGCGGCCGGCAGGTGCTAGTATTTCGCAAGGGAACAAACCATATTTTGCATCTCCTGCTAACAATTGTCACCGGGGGGATTTGGCTGATAGTGTGGATACTGACAGGCGTGAAGTTCGGTGGGTGGCGCTGCGCATCCTGCGGAAGCAGTAAAGTATCAAGAGTGGGTTGAATCCACAGCTATGCTTCGCTCAATCCTCAACCGCGCCGTGAAACTTCCATAAGCAGCAATTGAAAATTGCAAGTAAACGACATTTATTATTGCCAAAACTGTAGGGACTTAAATGGATATCAAGAGCAAGAGAGTCGAAGATTGCGATACGTGTATTTATCACGACGGGATGTCATGCACCCATAATCCTAAAATGAGCCGTTGGCCATGTAAGGGATATTTACGCAAAACTGAGGATGAGTCCGCCTTGAGTAAAAATTAGAGCAACGAACCACCAGACTTTTGACACCAATTGGTGTCAAACCCAAGGGGAGGCCACTCGGCCTCCCCTTCTTTTTTTCCGGCCTGCGCCGGCTAAGCCTTCCCCGCGAAACCGCTTATATACACCACGACAGACGATGACACGTCTGTATCTCCTTTGTGCTGAGGGGCGGGTTCACGGCCAGCCCCTTCTTGCGGTTTAATCACCTGGAGGGTGGCATGGGCAAACGACTGATTCTGATTCTGCTGTTGACAATTGGCTGTATCGGCACCGCTCAGGCGGCCGGTGGGTGGACGCGTTCGATCCATGTTGAATGGGGGTACACGCCGCCTCAAGATGTCAGCACCCAGGGATTCCGGCTGTACCAAGATTCCGCGAAGGTGTGCGAGTGGGCAGGCGCAGCCATCACCGCCGGTGATTGCGAAGTCAGCCTGACGCGTCGTTCCACTGACTTCACCTTAACTGCGGCTTTTGGAGACGGCACCGAAAGCCCAAAGTCAGCTCCCTTTACACTGCCGGATGTTGGTCCGGCGCCGCAAATCATCATCCTGATCGGCAAATAGCGGACGTCATGAGCTTTGAGCGCGCATTTGCCCAAACCATGAAATACGAAGGCGGCCACGCCATTGTTGATGGCCACGAGACCTACATGGGCATCGACCGCACCAAGCATCCGGAGTGGCCAGGATGGAAGGAAGTAGAGGATTGCCTCGAGCAAGGCGCCGCCTTCACCCACAACCATGATTTGACGGACATGGTGCGGGATTTTTACCGAGCTGAGTTTTGGACGCCGCTCAGATGTGCGGAAATCGACCTGGCCAACCAGGAAGCGGCCGAGGAGCTGTTTGAGGCGTCGGTCAACTGCGGCAAGGTCAATGGGGTCAAGTTTCTACAGCGGGCGCTGAACGCGCTCAATGCCAAAGGTCGGCTGTTCAACGATCTTCCGGTGGATGGGGTCATGGGAACCGTGACGTTGAGCGTCACCCTGGCATGCCTGAAATTCCGTTCACCCGAGCTGCTGGTCAAATGCCAGAACGGCGAGCAGTACATCCATTACAAGAACTGGAGCAAGCATGAAGACTTCCCCGGAGTGTTCGGACGCACCTAAAAAGCGCGGCCGGCCGCCAAAGCCAAAGCCTGAACCCGCCCCGGGCGCGGCGCCCAAACGGCGGGGCCGGCAGCCAAAGGAAAAGACGCAAGCGGCGACCGTCGTTGAGCAAAAACGGATGGGGACACCGCAAAAACCACAACCAGACCGCACAGCCTGGTTGCAAAAAATACACGCACGATGGGTGCGGAAAAGAGGAGCAAACGCTGATGGCCACCCTGAATAAACAATCTGCCTGGGACTTAATGGTCGGGATCCTGTTCATCATGCTGCTGGTGGCGCTGTACGGGCTTTTCGGATGCGCCGCACCGGCGGGAAGCACATCCACCCTGGGCAACGGCAAGGTGGACGCGGTGGAGGCTGCCACGCTGCGAGTGGCGGTAGGGATGGCGTTCACAGCGCGGCCTGACACCGTGGCGCCAGCCTATGCTGTATCAACGGCCCTGCTCGCCGGCCTGTCAGCAGACTATGTCGCCCTGCCGGCGGCAGTGGACGGCATCATCAGTCGAGAGACCGAGCGGCTCAACCTCGACCCAGCCACGCTGGCCTCTTTTGGTGATCTGCTGCTGCTGATTAAGGCCGAGATCACGCAGCGAATATCGGTAGATGCTGTGGATGATCCCGGTAAGCGCGTGATGGTGCGGGAGCTGGTGGCTATTGTCCAGGAGACTGCCGCAGCAAGGTTGGGGATCAAACCGTGATGGGCGGATGGAAAACATGGGCGGCTTCCGGCGGGCTTTGCCTGCTGGGCCTCGCCCTGATCGGCATGGGCCTTTTGGCCACCGAGCTGCGACCGGTACTGTTTGGCCTGGGCCTGCAGGCAATCCTTTTCGGCTTTGGCCTTATCGGCATCGGCCACAAGGTGGAGAAGCACGCGGCCGCCAACATCGCTCGCTTGATTGTGGGTACTACGGACAATCAGTATCCGCCGGCAGAGGTTGTCGCGGATGTTGTTAACCGTGCGACAGCTCCCGGAAGGGCAACTTTAGGCTGATGGATGAGGCGGATATCGCCCAGCGCAACCAAGAGCAGTTTGATCGGTTGGCGCTCCAGCGGCAACTAAATGCGGTCCCTCAGGGGGAATCCGCAGAAGAGTGTGAGGCGTGCGGCGCAGAGATCCCGGAGCCGCGCCGACTTGCTGCAAAAGGATGCACTCGGTGCGTTCGCTGTCAGCATCTGTGGGAGCGCGGACAAAGAGAGGGGCGATAACTTGGACTATGTTGCATGGCGGTTCTGGATTGATATCGGGCAGACATTGGCCACTGTGGCGATAGGCGTCTACGTGTGGTGGGACAAGCGGCAGACGCAAGGCGTGAAACGGATCAACCGGATTGAAGCTTGGCAGGTGGAGCAAGGGCCAAAAATTACCGCTCTTGCAGAACTTGTCACCGACAGAAACGGTAAATGCTCCGATCATGAAAAACGCACGAACCAATTGGAGAAAGACCATCAGGTGATGCAGGCTAATATCCAGAACTTGCCCGATAAAGACGATCTGGCCGAGTTGACCAAGCAGATCGGGCGACTCACAGAAAAACTGGCGACTGTTGACGGGCGCTTAACCGGAATCAACCGAGCGGTAGACCTTTTAAATCAACATCATTTAGGGATAGGTAAATGACTTTTGAAGATCTGTTGAAGGCTGACTTGCGGCTGGTTGCGCTCCTCTCATTGGCGCAGGACCCCGGGTATGCGCACAACGAGTATGTGCTGAAAGAGATGCTCGGCCAACTGGGCCATACTGTCAGCCGAGACAAACTACGGACAGAACTCGCTTGGTTAAAGGAGCAGGGCCTGATCGATCTGCATGATGTGTCGGGAACCATGGTTGCCAAGTTGACAGGGCGAGGAAAGGATGTCTCCGAGGGATCCGTCGTTGTTCCTGGAGTCAAGCGACCGGAGCCAGTGTGATGGGCGGACGCCAGTCCTCGATAGACCGATTGCCGGCAGACATCTTGGAAAAGCTCCAGGAGCTGCTGCGCGACTCCCGCTGCACCCAGCTAGACGCGACCATGCGGATCAACGAAATCCTGGAAGCCGAAGGGCACCCAGAACGGGTCAGCAAGAGCGCGGTCAATCGATATGATATGGAGATGCGCAAAGTCGGCGAGAAGTTACGTCAATCAAGAGAAGTTGCCGAGATGTGGATCGGCAAGTTGGGGGCAGATCCTAAAGGTAAACTGGGGAGCTTAATCAACGAGACCCTGCGGACCGTAGCCTTTGACATCACCCTGAAGCTGCAGGCGGGCGAGCTGACAGAAGAAAGCCTTCCTGGCGTTATTGGCCAGCTCAAGGGCCTGGCGCTCGCGGCGCAACGACTTGAAGCAGGGGCGACCTTAAACGTCAAGCGTGAGGCCGAGATACGAAAACAGGAACGTGACCGGCTCAAAGGAGAGACGCTGAAGGTAGTGGATGCGGCCGGCGACGGTAAAATGTCCCCGGAGATGCTGAAAGCTGAAATCATGAAGGTCTACGGCATCTGATGGAAAAGATTTTCTATCCCTATCAGCAGCGGTGGGCCGGCAACGACAGCCGTTTCAAGATCGGCATGTTCGCCCGCCAGACCGGCAAGACCTTTACCACCACCTTTGAGGTGGCCAGCGACTGCCAACTGGCGGACCTGGTCGGCAAGCGGGCGCGGTGGGTGATCCTCAGCCGGGGCGAGCGCCAGGCCAAGGAAGCGATTGAAGAGGGCGTCAAACGTCATTGCCAGGCCCTGGGCTCGATTGTGCGCAGCTATGAGCAGGATTTCAAGACCGACGGCGCGGCCTACCGTTCGATGGAGGTGGAGTTCCCCAACGGTTCCCGGATCACGGCCCTGCCAGCTAATCCGGACACGGCTCGCGGCTTCTCGGCCAACGTCTTTTTGGATGAGTTTGCCTTCCACCAGGACAGCCGCAAGATCTGGACCGCGCTGTTTCCGGTGATCAGCGCTGGGTTCAAGCTGCGAGTGGTGAGCACGCCCAACGGCAAGGGCAACAAGTTCTATGACCTGATGACCGGCGTTGACTCGCTTTGGTACCGGCAGACCACGGATATCTACCAGGCGGTGGCCGACGGTCTGCCCCGCGACATTGATGAGCTGCGCACCGCTTTGAACGATGAAGACGCCTGGTCTCAGGAGTACGAGCTGAAATGGCTCGATGAGGCCAGCGCCTGGCTCAGCTTCGAGCTGATCAGCAGCTGCGAGGATGATCTGGCCGGCCGGCCCGAACTCTACCATGGCGGTCCTTGCTACGTCGGCGTGGACATCGGGGCACGCAACGATCTGTTCGTGATCTGGGTGGACGAGTTGGTGGGCGACGTGGCCTGGAACCGGGAGATCATCGCCAAAAAACGGATCAGCTTTGCCGAGCAGGACGCCTTGCTTGCCGACGTTTTTCAACGCTACCGGGTGCTCCGCTGCTGCATGGACCAGACCGGCATGGGCGAGAAGCCGGTGGAGGATGCCAAGAAGAACCATGGCGCTTCCCGGGTCGAAGGAGTGTTGTTCACCACGCCCAACAAACTGATCATGGCTACCTTGGGCAAGGAGCAGTTCGAAGACAGAAAAACCCGCATCCCGATGGGCGACAAGGATCTTCGCTCGGATCTTCACAAGCTCAAGAAGGTCCAGGGACCCACCGGCGCGCCCCGGTTCGTGGCCGAGAGCGATTCTTCCGGACATGCGGATAGGGCTTGGGCCAAGTTTCTGGCGGCCACTGCCGCCCATGGCTCAGCCGTGGAGTACGCGTACCATCCGGTGCGCAAACGAGAGTTTGAACCGGGCGACCGCGAGATCCGTGCCACCGCCGGCTTCGGTGCCATAGAGGGGACCTGGTGATGATTTACGACCACCTTGGCCGACCGGTCAAGACCCAGACATTGACGGAAGAAGCGGCGGCTCCGAGCCTGACCGGGATCCGCAGCGTCTGGGATGCGACCGTGGCCTCCGGCCTGACGCCGGCGAAGCTGGCGGGTCTGCTGCAGCGCGCGGCCGAGTGCGACATCGCCGAGTACCTGACGCTTGCAGAAGAGATGGAAGAGCGGGACCTGCATTACCGCTGCGAGATCTCCAAACGCAAACTGGCGGTGGCCGCGCTGCCGATTACGGTTGAGGCGGCCAGCGACGATGCAAAGGATGTGCAGCTGGCCGATGAGGTCCGGGCACTGGCTAAACAAGCCGGGTTTCGGAGTCTGCTTAAAGACCTGCTTGACGCGCTCGGCAAGGGGTTTTCGGTCTGCGAGATTTTGTGGTCCCGTGGGGCAAAGTGGACGCCGCGCGCCTATGAGTGGCGCGATCAACGCTTTTTCACCTTTGATCGGGCGTCCCAGCGGCAGATTCGGCTCTTGGATGAGGCCAATGTGGCGGACGGAATCGAACTTGCCCCGTTCAAGTTCATCAGCCACCTGCCGCATCTGAAAACCGGCATCCCGATCCGGGGCGGCATTGCCCGCGTCGCCGCCTGGGCCTGGATGTGCAAGAACTACACGGTCAAGGACTGGCTGGCATTTGCCGAGGTGTTCGGCATGCCGCTCAGGGTGGGGAAGTACCAGCCCGGCGCGTCCAAGGACGACATCGCCATTTTGAAAGCTGCGGTGGCCAACCTGGGTAGCGATGCGGCGGCAGTGATCCCGGAGTCGATGCTGATCGAGTTTATCGAATCGGCCAAATCCACCGGCGGTCATGAGCTGTTCAACAAGCTTGCCGACTGGCTGGACGCCCAGGTGAGCCGGGGCATTCTGGGCCAGACCGCCACCACGCAAGGAACGGCCGGCAAGCTCGGCAACGAGGACGCCCAAGCCGAGGTCCGGGAAGACATCCGCGACGACGACGCCAGCCAGCTCTCGGAGACTATCAATCGGGACCTGATCCGGTCGTTCATTGACCTGAACTGGGGGCCGCAGCCGCAATACCCGGAGCTGATTATCAAGGCGGTGAATCCAGAAAACACCCAGCTTCTGATCGCCGCCCTGGAAAAGCTGGTGCCGCTCGGTCTCAAGGTGGAGCAGTCGGTGGTCCGCGACAAGCTGGGTTTGCCGGATCCGGAAGAAGGCGCGGAGTGCTTAGGCACGCCGCAGCCGGTTGAACCAGCTGCGGATCATGCGGTTGAGGATCAAGCTGAAGAGCCGGCAGAATCGGAACCGCCCAAGTCGGCCAAGAACAGCCAGCAAGAGCATACCGACGATTCCTTGGAAGCAGCCCTGCTGCAATGGGTCAAGGCCGAATCGGCCGACTCCGCCTATGCCTTGATCGAGAAGGCCGAAGCCCTTCTTGCGCAGGCGGAGAGTTTGGAACAGTTCCGGGATCGGTTGATTGAACTGTTTGCCGAGACTTACCCGGCAGAGTTGGGCGAAATTATGGCGCAGCTTGACTTGCTCGGCAATCTGGCTGGCCGTATGACCATAAAAGGGGGTGATTGAATGCCGAACGAAGTGATTGTCGTACCGGGCCAGGACGTGGCGAATGGAAGTCTCCTCCTCGCGAGATCCACGACTCCGATTCTATTGGCAGAAGGGGCAAGAAATATCGATATCGAAACCGTCCATGTATCCTCCCTAGGCATCGATATAGTCAGTGACAAATCCTGCAAGGTGCAAGTGATTCGGTTGCCAGACGGCGAGAGCGTTGGTGAAGCCTCAGCCGCAGTGGATGTGCCCGCCAATGTGCCGACATACCTGAGCTATACCAATGTTCTGTGCCGGTCAATGCGAGTGAAAGTAACGAACACTTCTGGAGCCGATATGACAAGCCTGGCCCTGTATGTGCGAGGTGGATCGTAATGGAACTGAATCCCCGAGCTTTGAATCTCAACCCATCCATAATCGAGTCGGTGGCGGCGATATTGCCGGCACACTATGCCCGCCGGACTGAGCCATCGATACTCTCAACATCGACAAGCGCCGGCCGGAGAACACTGGTCACGCCTGCAGATTTAGACGTCGAGGTTGGGGGATTCTCTCGCACCATTCCCCAGCAGAACATCGATTTAGATATAGCTGGATGGGATCCGTCTTATCTGAACATGGCCACTGCCGCGAACCGCATTGGCAAAGATATCTATCTTTACGCAACGGTCGACCGTTTGATTCTGTCGCTTAATTCGACCGCGCCAACTGGGTATACAGCAGCAAATTCAAGAAAAATCATAGGGTTTCAGTGCGTCCCTGCCAATATCGTTGGAGTCGCGGCGAGTCACGGAGCGTATGGGTTTTTGGCCGGAGATATCGCCTACCCATCTGTATGGGATCTATTGTTCCGCCCTGAGTGCGCGCCCGAAGGCATGGCATGGGATCCTAAAACGCAACTGTGGTTGGATGTGTGGCTCCAGAGCGGCACGGGGCTTGACACTCGATCCGCTATGGGAGCGACGATTACTGACACGCGGGAGCAATACAATCACGCCCGGGATTTTGCCGCTGTCGGCAAACGGATGCTGGATATTGCTGAATTCGAAATTGCCGCAATGGGGTCACCCGAGGCGGTGAATATCGCCGGATCAGCAGACCCAGTTGTCACTGGAGCCACGTTGGCAACCAATGGCGCAAGCCAGGTGTCGGACAGATTCTGCTGGCAGATGACCGGCGTGATGTACCAGTGGTGCCGAGATACCGGTTATCGCAACGATGACGCCGGTTATGTAGGGACGTGGTCATGGAAGTCTACTGGCGGGGCGGGGCAACAATACACTCAAGGTGGAAGTGGTGCTATCGGGCTGGTGGCCGGCGGCAATTGGAGCAATGGCTCGAATTGCGGCTCGCGGTGTCGGTATGCGAGTAACGCGCGGACGAATGCGCATGCGCATAGCGGCTCTCGCGGTTGCGCCCGGAGCCGTATTGCGTAATGCGTTCGCGCAAAAAATGGGGCAAGCGCCTTTGGCGGCTGCTGGCCGGCGGCAATTGGAACAATGGATCGAATTGCAGCTCGCAGTGTCGGAATGCGAATAACACGCGGACGAATGCGAATGCGAATAACGGCTCTCGCAGTTGCACCCGGATACATGATGTCAGACTCCATGGCTGGGCGCATGCTCCTTGTTAAGTAGGGTAACCGAACGGCAAAACACACAACGGAGGCCTGGGATGGGCAGTAGGGAAACCGAACCTCACCTCGGGTATTTATGAAGCGACACGGAAATCTTTTTCAGCAAATTGTAGCGACTGACAACCTGATGGCTGCATACCAGCGGGCCAGTCGTGGCAAGCACAACATGTGCAACGTCCAAAAATTTGATCAGGATGTCGGCGGCAACATCGAAAAGATCAGGCAACTGCTTGTGACCAAATCGTTTAGGACCTCAAGATATCAAACCAAAACTATTCATGAGCCAAAAACGCGAGAGATATATGTGCTGCCCTTCTCCCCTGACCGAATCGTCCAGCACGCGATTATGGCAATCCTGGGACCAATCTGGGACCGCCTCATGATCAGCGACTCCTTTGCCTGCCGAGTCGGAAAAGGCCAGCATGCGGGCAGCCGCAGAATCATGGAGTTCGTCCGCGAGTACCGATATTGCCTGCAGTGTGATGTTTCCAAGTTTTACCCAAGCATTGACCAGCAGGTACTGTCCGATCTGATTCGTCGCAAAATCAAATGTCCTGAAACGCTCTGGCTCCTGGACGACATCATTTTTTCCTATCCAGGCGGAAAAAATGCGCCAATCGGGAACTACACTTCCCAGTGGTTTGGAAACCTCTACCTCCACGAGTTGGACCAGCTGGTGAAGCATGATCTCGGCTTCAAGGCCTATCTCCGCTATTGCGACGATTTTTGTCTGTTCAGCGACAACAAAGCTACTTTGCGGCAGGCCAAAGAGATCATCGGCCAGTTCCTCGCACATCGGCTCAAGCTTCGGTTCAGTTTTGCAGAGGTGTTTCCGGTAAGTCATGGCGTCGATTTTCTGGGGTACCGCCATTTTAAACGCCACATTCTGTTGCGCAAGAGCACCGCGACAAGGGTTAAGCGCCGCCTGGCCAGGCTGCCCAATCTGCTTGCAGAGGGGAAGGTTTCTATGGAGCAATTTCGATCTTCGATTGCATCTACCAAGGGATGGTTGCAGTGGGCGAATACTCGCAATCTGCAAACAGCCCTGCAGCTCAAAGAACTGGAGGCAATGTGTGCCTAAACGGTTTGCAGATTTTGCCGAAGAGTCTTCCCCTCTTGATGGGGATAAAATCAAGCTTGAAGAGGTCATAAACATTGAACTCCGCATCATTGGCTACAATATCCGGCGGTCGAAATATGAAAAGAACCGTAGCGGCAAGTGCCTGCTGCTCCAGATCGAACACGATGGAAAACATCGGGTGATATTTACAGGGAGCGATGTGCTCATAGAGCAAATGGAAAAGTACGGGGCGGAAGTGCCATTCGCCACAACCATCAAAAAGATTGACCGATACTACACACTCTCATGAACGGATTACCAAAACTTTGCAGCACGAAAGCTGACTTCGAACTTATCAGATCTGAGGGTATTCCAGGTTGGGAGACCATGTGGCGGCAACTGCTGGAAGGTCGCCATGCGGTGATTGACGGCGACCTGGTCGAGGATCCGCATTGCCGCCTTTTTGCCCTCGGGTTCACCGTTGGCGAGGTTGAGGCCGCTATCGGATTCAGTGGCTACACCACTCGCCAGGTCGACTGGTACAGCTCGCATCTGGACCGGTATCAGCTGGTTGATGAGGTTTGGCAAGAGATTGAGGGTTGGAGAGAGAGAGCCAATGCGGCAACGCTGCTTGCCGCCCTGGAAGAAAAGCTGGCGGAGGTTGACGCCGCAGTCGCCGCAAAACAGGGCGGGACATTTACCTACGCCTCTCACCAGTATTACATGGATCGGGATTATATATCCGACCAAATTGCTGCCCTGCCATATCTTCCCGCTGGGTACACGCGAGCGTGGAAAACTGCAGACAAAATCGGCGTAGATAACGTGTATGTGGTGTTGGATAAATCCGACCTGGCTGCTATGGCCATGGCCTGCTTTGCCCAATTCAACGCAAATTGGTCTACAGGAGATGAGGTTAAAAAACACCTCAAGTCCCTTTATGTAGCAGGACGGGATATCACGTCCTTTGTGGTTGAGATCTGATGCGATCCACCATCTACCATCTCGTGTTTGGTTTTTTGATTCTCGTAATCGTGATCCTCTGCAATGTGATCTACCAAAACATCCATTGCCAAACGCCAGTGGCGGCTGTCGATCCTTTCCAGATCGCCCCATGTGAGGCTCATATGGACCAACGGATGATTGACTGGAAAAAATTGGCGGATAAATATCCGGATGTCCTCCCGGAAAAATGAAGACCTCAAGTTTTGAAAAGGTTTTTAACCTGCCGTTTAAAGAGGCTTCATCCTGGTTTAGATACAAGCTCAACATCCCAACGACTAAGTGGGATGAACTAGCCCCTGAGGCCCACGGCAAGGGGTTTATGAGCGCCGGGGCTTATCAAGCGGATCTCTTGAATGAGCTGCGGCAGATGACGGACAAGGCCATTGCCGGCGGAACGGACATCAGAGAGTTCCGCAAGCAGTTCCGGCCCTTGGTGGAACGCTACGGCTGGCAACTGCGGGGCGGTGGGCCTGCCTGGCGCAGCGACCTTATCTGGCGGACCAATATCCAAACCGCCTACCAGGCGGGCCGCTGGCAGCAGTTCGAGATCGCGAACGTAGAATTCTTAAAATACGTGCACAACGACGGGGTGCGCAACCCACGGCCCAACGATCTGGCCATGGACGGCATCATCCTGCCGCGTACCGATCCGTTCTGGCAGATCAACTACCCGCCCAACGGTTGGGGGTGCAAGTGCCGGATCGTGGCTGCAACCAGAGGCGAGTACGAAGCGGCCCGACCAGAATTACGAATGCGTCCTGAGAACTGGCAGGACCTGCCGGACAAGGGATGGGATTACAACGTGGGCACGGCCGGCAAGCAACACCTGGCAGACGCCATGATGGAGAAGATGGGAAGGATGCCTCGGGACATAGCCGAGGTCTGGATGCAGCTGATCGTGAACATGGGATTGGAATCATGGATATCTCAGTAGCCATCAACGACCGCGAGGTGCGGGATCTGCTGACCCGCTTGCGGGACCGGGCCAAGGACTTGACTCCGGCGATGCAGGCGATTGGGGCCTTTTACGAACGCTCGGTGGTCGAGAACTTCAAGGCGCAAGCAGCGCCGGACGGCACGCCCTGGGCGCCGCTTGCCGAGGTCACCCTGCATCTTGGCCTGGCCAAGCACAAGGGCTGGAAGAAGGACGGTTATCTCTCGGCCAAAGGCAAACGCTACTTGACCGGCAAACGCATCCTCTGGGAGCGCGGCGACCTGGAAGGCTCGGTGCATAGCCAGGCGGGCAAGAACAGCGTCGCCATCGGGACCGGCGGGCACATCCCCTACGCCGCCATCCATCAGTTCGGCGGCAAGGCGGGGCGGGGCCATAAGGTGACCATCCCGGCCCGGCCCTATCTGGCCCTGAACCGGGGCACGGAGATGGACCTGGCGGAGAAGGATCGAGCAAAAGTGATCGAGCTGATTCGGGCGCGATTGCTTGATCTTTGAGCGCGGCGCACAAAACGGCCTGTTTTTCAATCTTGGGTTGATGCGCCCCGTTGGTCGCGAGGCTCTCCGCCAATCCAATACAAAGACTTTTAAACGGTTTTTAAACGCGGTTCCGGACAACAGCAAGGGGCGAGGACAACCATGCAGCAAACAGCACTGAACAGCACCGAACTTGACCTCCTGGAAGGCGGCCTGCCCGAGTGGGTGGAACTGATCCCGGCGGGCCGGGTTGTCGGGCGGGACGGAAGGGCCTGGAACAACGCCCAACCCCAAGGGATTTTGGACGCCTTCATTGCCCAGGGCATGGATCTGCCGGTTGACCTGGAGCACGCCACCGAGCTGAAGGCCCCCAAGGGCGAGCCGGCCCCGGCCGCCGGCTGGATCAAAGGCCTGGAGAACAGAAACGGATCCATCTGGGGCCGGGTCGAGTGGAACCCTGTTGGCCGCGACCTGGTCGGGAGCAAGCAGTACCGGTACCTGAGCCCGGTAATCCTCTACCAAAAAGACAGCGGCCTGATTGCCGGTCTGACCTCGGTGGCCCTGACCAACCGTCCCAACCTCAACCTGCAGGCCCTTAATCATTCTACCGGAAGCGAAGAGCCTTCCAAGGAGAACCCCATGCTGAAAGCATTGCTGGCGGCCCTCGAGCTGCCCGAGACCGCAACCCAGGGGCAAGCCCTGGCGATGATCTCCACCCTCAGAGACAACCTGGCCACGGCGACCAACCGGGCCGAGAACCCCAGTCTGACCAAGTTCGTGCCCCGGTCCGACTATGACGCCGCCCTGGCGCGGGCCGCCAACGCCGAGCAGGCGATCAAAACCATCCAAGAGGAGAAGCTCGAGGGCGAGATCGAGACCGCGATCAATGGAGCGCTCACCGCAGGCAAAATCACCCCGGCCACGGCGGAGTATCACAAGGCCCAGTGCCGGCAGGAAGGCGGTCTGCAACGGTTCGCCGATTTCTGTAAGGCTGCCCCGGCCATCGGCGATCCATCCGGTCTGGGTAACAAGAAGCCGCCGGAGAGCGGTCAGGCCCTTAATAGCGACGAGCGGGCCATCTGTGACCGGCTTGGCGTCACGGAAGAAGAATACCGCAAGGCTGCCGTCTGATCGGCGCTTGCCTCACCCCAGGAGGAACACCCCATGGCATTGACCAAGGACAGAGACACCAAGGAACGAAGCGGCAGGAAACTCTCCCTGCCCGTGGCGGCATCGGTCACCTGCTACGCCGGCGGACTGGCGGCCCGAGACGGCAACGGCCGGGCCACGCCAGGCGCCACAGCCACAACCCTGCGCGGCGTTGGCCGGTTCGCTGAACAGATCACCAACGGCGCCGTTGCCGGAGCGGTCAACATCGAGATCGAGAAGGGCATCTTCTGTTTTGCCAACTCGACCTCGACCGACGCCCTGACCACTGCCGACATCGGCAACGACTGCTACATCGTCGATGATCAGACCGTGGCCAAGACCAACGGCAGCTCGACCCGGTCCGTTGCCGGCAAGGTCTTTGACGTCGACAGCCAGGGCGTCTGGGTCGATCTGCGCTAAGCGGCGCTCATTCAACATTAGGAGAGAACATCATGCTCATTAACAGCACCAATATGGCCGGCATGTATCGCGGCTTCAAGACGGTCTTTCAGCGGGGATTTGACAACGCCGAGTCGCAATGGCAACAGGTGGCGACCCGTGTGCCGTCGACCGCGCTCATTGAGGACTACGGCTGGATCGGTCAGATCCCCGGCATGCGCGAATGGGTGGGCGACCGCCAGATCAACAACCTGAGCATGCACGAGTACGCAATCAAGAACAAATCCTTTGAGCTGACCGTGGGCGTGGACCGCGACCGGATCGAAGACGATCAGTACGGCATTTACGCGCCGATGATGGAGAACATGGGTTTCGAGTCCCGGATCCATCCGGACAAGCTGGTGTTTGCTCTTTTGACCGCCGGCTTTGCCACCGCCTGCTACGACGGCCAGTACTTTTTTGATTCTGATCACCCGGTGCTCGATGCCGACGGCAACGCCACCTCGGTCTCCAACGTCCAGTCCGGATCGAACAGCCCCTGGTTCCTGCTCGACACCCGGCGGCCGCTCAAGCCGATCATCTTCCAGGACCGCAAGGCTCCGAACTTTGTCCTGCTCAATCAGGAGCGTGACGAGAACGTGTTCATGCGTAAGACCTTCCTCTACGGGGTGGACTCGCGCTGTAACGTGGGCTTTGGCTTTTGGCAGATGGCCTTTGGTTCCAAGGCCACCCTGGACGCGACCAACTTTGAGGCGGCCTATGACGCCATGGGCGCCTTCAAGAAAGACCGGGGCGAACCTCTGGGCGTGGTTCCCAACCTGCTGGTGGTCGGACCTTCCAACTACAGCAAGGCCAAGAAAATCATCGAGGCCCAGCTGATCAACGGCGGCGATTCCAACACCAACTACAAGGCCGTCGACCTGCTCAAGGCGCCCTGGTTGGCATAATCCGGGCTGTCCCAAAAGGAGAAGCGCACATGATCACGATCACAAGCAAGAAAGATGGGTTCCGCCGCCTCGGCGTGGCCCATAGCCAGACCCCGACAACCTATGATCACGACCGGTTCACCGCCGAGGAACTGACCACCTTGCAAAAGGAACCGATGCTGATTGTCGTTGTGACAGCGGAGGAAGAGCCGGAAGAACCCAAAAGCTCCAAGGGCAAAGCCGGCAAAGAGAAGCAACCAGCGGCGAGTGCTCCCGAGGAAGAAAAAGAGGCAGGCAAGCAACCGACTGAAACAGAGGGCGGCGATCCTGCAGCTGACGGAGCCAGCGCCTGATGTACGCCAGCCTGGCCGACATCCTGGAGCAGATGGCCGAGGCGGATCTGATCAGCCTCACCGACGATGCCCAGGCCGGCGCGGTGGACGGGACCGTAGTCAACTGGGCGTTGACCGGGGCTGAGGCACTGATCGACGCCCATTGCCATGATCGCTACCAGGTTCCGTTCAATCCGGTTCCCAAGCTGGCCGTCAAGTTCTCGGTCGACCTGGCGATCTACAACCTCTACTCGCGGCGGCCGCATGTGGATGTGCCCGAGTCGGTCAAGGATCGGAACACCCAGGCCCTGGCCTATCTCAAACGGGTGCAGACCAGCGAGGCCTCTATGGGCGCCGACGCTCTCTCAGTGACCCCGGTCACCGAGAGCCTGAGCGGTCTCACGCCCGGCAACGAGCGGTTGTTCACCCGCAAACAAACGCGAGGCCTCTGATGCTGGCTACCATCGGCAACGCAATCAAGGCCCGGCTCGAAGGGCAGGGTACGTTCAAGGTGGTGGAGCGAGGTTTTAGCAAACGAGCCCTGCAGTCGCCGCCCTCGGCGGTGTTCTTCCTGGTGGATGACGAACGGGTGACTGACTCGCCGTATTCCACCAGGATTCTGACCTGGGAGGTCGCGCTGTTGGTCAGTTATCTCGATCCGGTCGCAGGGCAGGCAACAATGGATGGGTTGGTCGACGCGGTTCGCCCGGCGTTCAGCAACTGGCAGCCGGTCCCCGCCGGCTGCTTGCCTGCCGCTGTCCCCAGGATCCGCTACGAAGGGGTGGAAGACAGCCTGTTGATCTACACCGTCCGGGTGACCATGCAGGTCATCCCGGAGATGATTCTGTAAACACGGCCGCAAGGCCAGGAGGAACCTATGCAATCCGCACAACAAGGCATGATTCTGGGCGGCGATCTGTACTTCGATTTTCTTACTCCAGCCGGTGCATCGACTGGATTTGATCTCTCCGGCAACGCCAACAAGCTGATTCCCAAGGTGGAGACCGAGACTCTGGAGAACAAGCTCAACGGCCGCGACACCCTTGGCTTGACCGGCGACTCGTACACCCGGATCACCAGCTCGACCATCTCGTTTACCATGAACCGTTACGATCCCAAGATCGTGGCCGCCTTCTTCATGGGATCGGCGGTCGACATAACAGCGGCGTCAGGCGCTTACACAGCGAAAATGACCGGGATTGAGGGCAAGTGGATCCCCATTGAACATGAAGGATTGTCGACCTGCGTGGTCAAGGACAAGACCGACGCCACCACCTATGTGGCTGCCGGAGATGAGGAAGAAGGGGAAACGCCTGATTATGAAATCAATCTTCGTCTCGGCATGATCAAGGTGTTGAAGCCGGCCCTGGCGGTAGAGCTGCATGTCAGCGGCAACAAGGCGGCGTCCAGTGGATTCAAGATCACCGGAGGCACCCAGCCGATCATTAACGTCGGCCTTTTGCTGGACGGCAAGAACTACATTGGCGGCGGCAACGTCAAGCTTCGGGTCTGGCAGGCTCAGATCCGCGCCGAGGGCGACTTTGATCTGCTCGCCCAGGGTGGGTTCCCGGAGCTGTCGTTTACCGGGACCATGATCACCCCAGCCGGCAAGAGCTGGCCGTTTGAGATCGTTTGATAATCAAAACCAAGGAAAACCCATGCAAAAGACAAAAACCATCCAGATCGGTCCCCGGTCGTTCACGCTCAAGGAACTGCCGGTCCGGGTAATCTGGGACCTGATCAACAACAGCCAGACTCAAGAGAACACCGGCATGCTCGACCGCTTCCAGGACCTGCTCCATTTGGCCTGCCCGGAGCTGACCCAGGAGGTGTTGCTGGAACTCTACCCGTCGGAGGTTGAAGAGCTGTGGCAGGGATTTGAGGAGGTCAACGCCGCTTTTTTGGGGGTGGTGCGCCGGATCGGGCTGGACAAAGCCCTGTTCCTGGCAATGCACGAGACCATCACGACTTCGATCACGCAATTTGCTGGCTCGTTGCCAGCGGCCACGGTCCCCGCGTCTGGGACTACGGCTACGGCTTCTTCCTGACGGCGCTGCAGGTCCTGACAGGCAAGTAACATGGGCAACCAGTCCCGCATAGAGATCATCCTGGCAGCGGTGGACCGTGGTTTGACCACCGGGTTCAACCGCGCGCTGGGGTCCCTCAAGTCCCTTGTAACCGGCGCCAAGGAGGCGGATACCGGCGTCAAGGGACTGACCGCTTCGGTCTCCGGACTGCTCGGGCCGTTGCTGGCTACAATCTCGGCAGCAGCCGGGATGCAGAAGCTGGTGAGCGTTTCTCGCGAGTTCGACAAGCTCAGCGCCGGACTGATCACCGCCACCGGCAGCATTGAGGGCTCTGAACAGGCCTTTGCCGCTGTCCAGGATTTTGCAACCCGGACGCCGTATGACCTGGCTCAGGTCACCGATTCGTTCGTCAAGCTGGTCAACTTCGGTCTCGATCCTTCCGAACGTGCCCTGACCAGTTACGGCAACACCAGTTCAGCCTTGGGCAAAAATCTCAATCAGATGATCGAGGCGGTGGCCGACGCCGCCACGGGCGAGTTTGAGCGCCTCAAAGAGTTCGGCATCAAGGCCAGCTCCGAGGGCGACAAGGTCAGCTTCACTTTTCGTGGGGTCACCACCACGGTGGGCAAGAATGCGGCCGAGATCGAGCAGTATCTGATCAAGCTGGGCGAGACCAACTTCGGCGACGCCATGGCCAACCGGATGAAGACGCTCGACGGCGCGCTCTCCAACCTGGACGACGAGTGGAACAAGGTTTTTCTCAACATCTCCAAGGCCGGGATCGGCAATCTGATCGCTGACGGAGTGCGAACGGCCATTGGCGTGCTCGAGGAACTGAACGCCATGATCGCCTCGGGCGAACTGGAGGGCTACCTCCGGGCTATTGTCGGTCAGTTCGCTGGCTGGGCCGATGACGTCAAGGCGTCCATTGCGATTGTCACATCCTACTACCACGACAATCTGGAGCAGATCCAGATCGACGGCAAGGACACCGTCGTCTTCCTGATCGACGCCTTCCGCCAGTTCCCTGAGAACGTCCGGGCCTTCATCGGCCTGATGGTGGTCACCGTAGCCGCCGGTCTGGACAAGGTTGCTGCTTATGCCACTGCCTTCAAGAATGGGATCGCCGCCGTCTTCAACGGCCAGACCTTCGCCGGCGTGGGCGCTGACCTGGAGCGGGAACTAAAAATCATCGACGACGCCCGCGACAAATCCATCGACTCGATCCTGGCCGAGCGCGACGCCGATCTCAAGGCGCACGAAGAGAAGGTCGCCGCAGCCAAAAAGCTCCGGGCCGAGTACGACGCCGAGCAGGCGGCAGCCAAGGCCAACACCGCCGACCGGCTGGCCCAATTCAAAGTACAGGCGGAGTCCTCGGGCAAATCAGCCAAGGAAGAGGCCAAGGCCAAACGCGAGGCGGAAAAGGCCGCCAAGAAGGCTGCGGCGGAAGCAAAGAAGGCGGCCAAGGAGGCCCAGAAGTTGGCCGACATCGACGGCCAGGTTGTTGCTGAAAAATTGCGCGCAGCCAGTCAGGAAAAAATTCTGGCACTGGAACTGGAAAAAATAAACGCCTCGAAGCTGCCTACCGCTCTGGCCCGGGGTGAGGCTGAGTTGGCTATTGAGCGGAAGATACTTGCCGAGCGGATTGCCATCAAACAGCAAGAATTGGCGGCGATCAAGGCAGACCCGAAGACCAACCAGGCTGAGGTGATCCGGGCCGAGAGCGAGTTGGCCGAACTCAAGGTGAACACCCAGGTCCAGCTCAATGACAAGCTGCGCAGCTTGGCCGCAACTCGCCTGCAGGACACTGAAACGGCCTGGCGTCGCGGTATAGCCTCGGTGCAGGACTACCAGGCTGCAGTGACTGCGGCTTTGCAATCCGGCGCCATCGATCAGGAACAGGCTAACGAGAAGTTGATCGCTTCCGGCAACGATCTGGGCGCGGCATTGAGTCTCGGGTTTCAGAAGGCCAGAGAGAAGATGCAGACCGATTCCGAGATGATGATTTACATCGGCGAGAATCTGGGCGAACAGCTTTCCAGCGGTCTGTCTTCAGCTTGGGATTCCTATATTACAAAGACTTCGACTGCCAAGGAGGCCTTAATCGATTTTGCCCGTTCGACGCTCTCCTGGTTGTCGCAGATCATTCTCAAGCAGATGCTGCTCAACGCCATCGGATTTGGATCGACCACCGCAGCTGACGGGACTGTCACCGCCGGAACCGGATTGCTGGGGATGATTGGCCTTGCATCGGGTGGTTCCGTTCCCGGTTGGAGTCCAAGCCGCACCGCCGACAACATCCCGGCCTGGCTAACGGCTAGGGAGTTCGTGCATCCGGTGGATGCGGTCGACTACTACGGCTTGCCGTTCATGGAACTGGTCCGGCGCAAGCTTTTTCCCCGCAATCTGGCCCACGCCCTGGCCGGAGGCACCCTGCCGCGCATCCCCGCAGGCAATCGGCTGGCCCAGGGCGGCATGGCGGCCGGGCCTGCCCAGACCACGGTCAAAACCGGCGACACCAAGCTGCGGGTGATCAACGTGCTGGATAAGAACATGGTCGGGGACTATCTGCGAACCGCCGACGGCGAGACCGCCATCATTAATATGATCCGCCGCAACGGTTCGGCGATCCGCACTCTCATCGGAGGATAAATGGCCTATACCAGCGGCACCGCCTCAAACTACAAGGAACTGCTTGCCATCCTGGCCACCTTCGCGGCGGCCAACGGCTGGACGATCCTGGAGCAGACCGCCACCAGGCTCTATCTGCGCGGCGAAGGTTTAAGCGGCCTGGACCAGATCCACGCCGGCATCGAAGCCTTTGAGAACTCCAGCGCCGGCTATTACAACTGGCAGGCGGTGGGATCATGGAGTTGGCGTTCCGGGCGCGCTTTGGGCGCCCATCCCATGAGTAGCGCCATCCGATATCTGTACCTGTGGAACACCGCTATACCCTACTGGATGATGGGACATGCCGGCCGCCTCATTGTGATCGCCAAGGTCGGGACGGTTTTCCAGATGCTTTACATGGGGTTCGGGATCCCGCCGGCTACCGAAGCGCAATACCCGTACCCATTAATTGTGGGGGCATGCGGCACATCTTCAACAGCTCTTTATTCGGCTACCGGATCTGGTAATTCCATGTTCTGGGCCGGGAATGGCTTGAATGGGGTTATCTCGAGACCAGGCGGAGATTGGGATCAGATCGGTCCGGCGTACTGCCCACCAAAGAGTGTGAGCTCTGATATTGCGTCGGTGATGGTCAAGGCCCTGGATGGAACCTACATGCGGGAGGAAATATTCATCGTCGACGCTAACCGGCCATCAATATATGGAGCGCTTGACGGTATATACCGCGTCAGCGGATTCGGCAATTCGGCCGAGAATGTGATCACGGAAAGCGGCGTCAATTATCTGATGATCCCAGACGTCTATCGTTCGGCAATAGGCGATTTTTGCGCCGTCAAAATGGCTTGAGGTGAATGATGGCAGCTTATGAGATTTTTGCGGCAGGCACAGTCGACGCATTTATTCAGAATATAAAGAATAAAGCTGAAGCGTATGGATGGGCTGTCGATCGGTTCGGGGCAACTTGGTATGGCCATAATCGGTTACATTTACACAATGCCGATGGGGCTCATTTCGAGTTGTTCTATCAATCACCGGCGATGATAACCATCATAGCGTGTACCGGATACAATTCAGCCGTCGACCCGTCCGGCCAGCCAGGGGCAAGCGGAAGTTGCACCTTTCTTGGCAACGGTAGCCATTTGATTGCTGTTGGGGAGCACTCAATTTTTATCAAGGCAACACTTCCCAGCTTATTTCAAAATATTCAGTTTGGTTGCGTCGTTGACAAGATTGGCTCGTGGTCCGGAGGTATTTTCATTTCCTCAACATATGGCGATTCAAACTATTCATTCTCCTTATGGGGGTCATATTTAACATTTGCATCTCAACTGTATATAAACGGCGCGTGGTCCACGCTGAATAGCTCCGCCGGCGGAGGTGTCTATGGGGTGTACGCAACAGCAATGATGGGGAAAATGCCGTTTGCGTACTGTGGCGGGATTCTTCCGTGCCGCTTGTTGTTGGTTCAGATTAACGCGACGACAACGACCTATCGCCACCCTCTTGGGTATGCCCCGGACATTCTTTGTTTTTCCGGAGGCGATGTGTACGCCTCGCTGGAAGAGATGGTGTACGACGGCAGCACCTGGGTGGGAATCAACCAGTATGAGACTGGCGGAACATTCAAAGCCTCGCCGGATCTCTTGATCCGGTTGGCCGCATAAAGGAGACCATAATGGGACTTGTAGCCGCAGCCGCTGGAACGCAGGTGGCGTCCGTGGGAACCGAGCATCAGCTCTCCATTCAGGGCGGCGCAGGCGTGTATGTGCTGGTGGTGGACACCAACAACATGGCCGCCGGCGACGCATTGACTCTCAAAATCAAAACCAAGGCCATCGGCGGCGGTGAGTCCAGGCTGGCCTACGTCATGACCTATGCCGACCTGCAGGCTGAACCAAACAAATACTCGGTTCCCGTGCCGATCAACAACGAGATCGTGGTCACCCTCACGCAGACGGCAGGGACCAGTCGCTCCTTTCCCTGGAGCCTGTTGAGGGCCTGATGAACTTGCTCAAGCACGCCCTGCTGCTGACGCATGGAACCGTCTACAGTCAGGGGATTTCCCTTACTCCTGTTGCCCTGGCGGACAAGTCGATCAATATCGATCAGTGGAACAATCCGGACTACGACTGGAAGGCAGGGCTCTTTGAGTTGCGGGTCATGGCCCTGCCGACCGGCACGGGAACCATGACCGACCACGCGCCGGTTGACATGATCCATTGGAACGTAGCCGGGACGGAAGCCTGGTCTCCCCTGGCCCCGTGGCACAATTGTCTCAAAGCGCTGACGCACATCTGACATGGCTCTGAGCACATTTATTCCACTCACGCCGGTTCCGATGACCGGGCTGTCGGCCAGGACAACCAATCACGCGGCCCAGTGCTACGTGCTTGATGAGCCGCCACGCCTCGATGTGGGATATGTCACCAGGGAGAAACGGATCTCGCTCTTCCTCTGGAATGGGTCGGCTGCGGATGTAACCCTCACGGCAATTTCAGGAAACGCGGCCGCTGAAGGGATCACCTGGGACGCAGAGCCGCCGGATCTGATCGCGGCCGGGAATTCGTTGCGGGTGAACTTCACCGTGGGCGTGGCCGGGCCGCTGGAGTACGAAGCCCTGATCAGCTTTGCCTCGGCGTGTGCGCTTAACCCGACATTGACCATCACCGGCACCAGGGCGCCGCAGCTTTCCGGTGACGTCGGTTATTTCTTGATCCCGCACACCTGGGAAGACGGCCTTGATGAGACCCTGGTCTGGAAAACGGATGTGCTGATTGCCCATGACCGCACCGAACAGCGGGTGCAGTTGCGCACCATGCCCAGGCGTTCCTGGGACCTGCGATTATTGGCGGCAGGGTCAGCGCGCCGGAACCTTGAGACCTGGATCAGCCTGCGCAAAATGCGGCGTATTTTTGCCCCGGTTTGGCGGGATGTGACTTCCATTTCTGAGGGCATTGCCGCTGGAGAAGCGATGGTGACCTTGAACACCGAATTCCTCGATTACGCAGTCGGCAGACCAATGGCCGTCTGGGATAGCTGGGACCATTTCGAGATCCGCACCGTCACCGGCATTGGCCCGAATTATATCGCGGTGGACGGGCCGTTTGACGAAGATTGGCCGGCGGGCTCCAGTATTGCGCCGTGCCGGTACGGGGTGGCGCTGGATCAGCGCACGGTGTCCCGGTTCACCGAGGACCTCGGCGATTTCCGTTTGCGGTTCGAAGCCCTGGACGAATCGTTGATGCCGGCCATGGCCACGCCTGAACTGTATCGGGAGATTCCCGTGTGCCCGCTGTCGCCTTCGTGGGTTGGCGATGAGGAGGCTTTTGACAACAAGTGGGTCCGGCTCGACAACGACACCGGGCTGATCGAGTATGACGTGCAATCCCTTGAGCCGGTGTTGAGCCGCAGCGCCTCGTTTCTGGTGATCGGCCGGTCCCGGATTGACGATTTCCTCCGCTTCCTCTTTGCCTGCGCCGGGAGATTGACGCCGTTCTGGCTGCCGGCCAATGATCGGGGATTTGAGCTGGCGCAACCGGCTGCGGCCGGATCTTCGGTCTTGGTGATCGGCAACATCGGCTATGAATATGCCCTGGCCGATTGCGCGGCCAGGGGCCATGTTGAGCTGATTACCACCACCGGAACTATCATCAGGCGCAGGGTTGCCGCTGTGGCGACCTTGCCCACGGGCGAGGAGCAGTGGACCTTGGACAGCGCCTTGCCGGTGGCGGTGTCGGCGGCTGCGCTCAACCGCTGCGCCTGGTTGGAGTTGGTGCGGCTGGACAGCGACGAGATCAAGCTGCATTGGGTTGCCTGGGATTGCATTGAGATCACGCTGCCGATTGTGGTGTTGCCATGAGCTATACCAGCCGCGAACAGTCCGATTATTCGGGCCATCCGTTGGAGCTGTACCGGTTCGCCATGGGCGACCGGTTGTGGCTCTACACCAGCGCCGACCATGAGGTGGCCTATGGCGAGGACGTGTATCTGCCGTGCTACATCAAACGGGGCGGCTTTACCAAGGGCGGCGACGCCCGCAAGTCCACCATGGAGATCGAGGTCCGCGCATCCAACAACGTGGCGCTGCTGTTTCGCACCGGCTGGTTGCCGTCGCTGTTAATTGTCACCATCTACCGCCACCATTATGAGGACTCGGACTTCTCGGTGTTGTGGAAAGGCCGGGTCACCAGCTGCAAATGGGCGGGTTCGGTGGCCTCGCTGGCCAGCGAGTCGGTGTTCACCCTGTTCCAGCGCGCCGGCCTGCGGAGGGTGTACCAGGTGGGGTGTCCGCATGTGCTCTTTGGCGCCGCCTGCGGCCTGGCTGCTTCGGACTGGGCGGTGGCAAAAACCGTGACGGCGGTGGCGGCCGGCCAGGTCTCGGTGGGCGGCCTTGCCGGATATGGATCCGGATATTTTCTGGGCGGCATACTCAAGGCAGGGGAAGAGCTGCGGATGATCACCGCCCATGCAGGCTCCGACCTTACCCTGGTAGACGGCATCGCCGACTTGGCTGTTGGCTCCGCCGTCACTCTCTGGCCGGGATGCGCGCGCACGGTCAACGCCTGCCTGAACAAGTTTGCTAATCTCGACAACTATGGCGGCCTGCCGTATCTGCCGACCAAAAATCCCTTCAGCGGCGACGCCCTGGTGTGAGGAGCTGATTATGTGGCAACTGGTTGTCTGGATAGGACTGCAGATTGTTTCCTCGTTTCTGACCACCTCGAAATCAACGGCCAACAACGCAACCCCTGGCGAGGTGGAGGCGTCCACTGTGGATGCCGCATCGCCGGTTCCGGTGCTGTTTGGCACCCGTTTGATGGCATCATCCAACTGCATCTGGTACGGCGACGTTGGAACAACGCCGATTAGCAACTGCTCAGGAGGTAAGAAATGAGCACGGTCTCCCTGGGGCACATGCGGGCGCTGGGCTATTGCAATCGCGGGCTGCGGCGGTGGCTGGCGGATCGCGGTGTGGTCTGGTCTGAGTTCCTCGAGCACGGCGTGGACGCGGAACTGTTGCGCGGATCCGGCGACGCCATGGCTATTGCCGCCGCTGATCTGGCGGATGCGGAAGCCGTTGTCGCCGGCGGCAATGCCAAACGCGGAGGCTGCGTCTGATGGGCTCCGGCAAGGGAGAGACCTGCGTCACCACCGGCTTTCGCTATTTTGCTGGCCTGCATCTGGTGTTCTGCCATGGCCTGGACTCCCTGTTGGGCATCCGGGTTGGCGAGAAATGGGCCTGGACCGGATCGGTCGCAGCGAACGGGGCCGTCTCCATCAACAAGCCGGAGCTTTTTGGCGGCGAGGGCCGCGAGGGCGGCGTCCGGGGAACGGTCGACGCATGTTTTGGGCTGGCGTCGCAACCCCGCAACAGCTATCTGCAGTCGGTGCTGGGCGCCAACGTGCCGGCGTTCAGGGGGCTGTTTGCCTTGGTGGCCAGGAAGTGCATGCTCTCAGCCAACAACCCGTACATCAAGGAGTGGGCTATTCTCGGCCGCCGGACCCGGATCGGCTGGCGCGATGATCTGGCCGACATTGTCGCTGCCGACGGATATGTGGACATGAACCCGGCCCACATCATCCGCGAGACCCTGACCAACACCACCTGGGGCGGCATGGGCTACCCTGAGGCCGATCTGGACGGCGACGCGTTCAACACGGCCGCCACCTTGCTCCACGCCGAGGGGTTCGGGTTGTCCCTTTTGTGGGCCAAGAACACCAGCGTTGAGGATTTCCTGAAGATCATCCTCGATCACATCGACGGCAAGCTCTACTACTCGCACATTACCGGCCTGCTCAAGCTGAAGCTGGTGCGCAACGACTACAACATCGGCGGCATCCCGGTTCTGAGCGAAAGCAATATCCTGGAACTGATCGACTACACCGGCCCGGCCGCGACCGAGTCGATCAACCAGGTGGTGGTCAATTATGTGGACCGGGAGAATAACCCCTGTGCGGTCACGGTTCAGGACCTGGCGGGCATTACCCGCATGGGCGGCCAGATCAACTCCACCACCTTGAACTTTGTCGGCATTGCCGACGGCTCGCTGGCCGCCAAGGTGGCGGCGCGAGAGCTGCAGCAGCTCTGCCAACCGATATCGTCCTGCACCCTGGTGATCAATCGCAAGCAGTCGCTGCTTGAACCGGGCGATTGCTTCAATTTCTGCTGGGGTCCGCTGGGGATCGAGAACATGGCGATGCGGGTTGATACGGTCGAGATCGGCCTGCATACCGATAGTTCGATCAGGATCGTAGCGGTGCGCGACGTCTACGGGCTGGGCGCGGTCACCATCACCGAGCCGGCCAACAGCCTGTGGTCGAGTTCGTTGAATGAGCCGGCCAGCGCGGTGCGGCGCAAGATTCATGAAATAACCTGGTGGCAGTTTGTGCGCGAGTACGCAGGCGAGTCAGAGGCGGTTCTGGCTGAGTTGGACGATTCGTCCACCCTGCTGACCTGCTTCTGTGGGCGGCCCAGCTCGGACGCCCTGAACTATGAGCTGTGGACGCGCAACGTCGGCGCAACCGATTGGGTCAAGCGCGACACCGATTCCTTTCCGTTTACGGGCACCTTGGCCGTGGCCGTGCCCCCGGCGGTCAGTTCAGTGCTGCAGCTCCAGGAGGGAATGCTGGACACCGACCTGGTGCAGGTGGGGACCTACGCCGCCCTGGGTTCGGAACTGGTGGCCGTGACCGCCATTGATCCGGTCAACGTGACCGTGACCGTCAACCGGGGCGTGCTCGACACCATCCCGGTGGCCCATGCCGCCGGCGAATACCTGTGGTTCCACCAGGGTTTTTACGGGCTGGACAAAGAGGATCGCGCGGTGGGCGAGTCGGTGGAGGTGAAGATCCTGCCGTCCACCTCGCTGGGCCGGTTGGGACTGGAGGATGCCGCCGCCGACGTCGTCTCTTGTGTCGGCCGGATGATGCGGCCCTATCCTCCGGGCAATGTGCAGGTCAACGGATCCCGGTGGCCGCAAACGATTGGGGCCAATGAGGGCATGATCATCACCTGGTCGCATCGCAACCGGCTGGCGCAAACGATCACCCTGGTCAGGCAAGACGGCGGTGACATCGGACCCGAGGCCGGCGTCAGCTACACCCTGCGGTTCTACGGCGACGGCGACCTGTTGTTGCGTGAGGCCACGGGGGTGACAGCAACCTCATACACTTACACCGTGGCCATGGAGGCGGAGGATTTAGGCATCGCCACCGCTGTCACCTACGCCGATTTGATGACGGCGGCGGCGCCGTCGCACTGGTGGCGGCTGGCGGAAACGTCCGGGACGTCGCTTGTGTCTGCGGTCGGCGGATGGACGGCCACCCTCTCTGGATCTGGGTACACCCTTGGGGCAGCTGGCCTCTTAAGGGACGACGCCAACAAGGCCATCGCCTGGGGCGCGAACGCCGACCAATATGCGCAGGCCGATCTTCATACAGCGCACCTGCTCGGGACCGGCGATTTTGCCGTGTCGATGATGGTCAAATACACATCAACCAGCTTTGCGACATTGCTCGCAGTCAGAAATGGGACGACAGCGCCGATGTTGGTCCTGGTCACCTCCAGCCGCATCACCGCTGGAGACATCAGCGCCGAGACCTGGGCATGGGAAACCATAACAACGCGGGTCAGGCACCCTGGCGTCAATGACGGGAACCCGCATCATGTAGTGGTCAATTACAAGCACGCAACCACCATGCTGGAGCTGTGGGTCGACGGCGTGCTGCGTGACTCCCGCAGCCAGGGATCAGGACGTCCGACGTCAGGCGCTGCCAACGTCTTCATTGGCAACAACAGCAATTTAATACAGGGGTTCACCTCGGGCGCCCAGGACGAAATAGCCATGTTCGGCCGAGCATTGGCGCAAACAGAGATTGAGAATCTTGCCGATGTGGCGCTGAATGGTCCGCGAGCTGGCTCTGGCGTGCTGAACTCTTCGTTGCGTGTCGAACTGGAAAGCGCACGCAACAGCCTGGTCAGTTTGCAGAAATGGAATCTCTCGGTGACGAGGGGGGAGGCGTAG